TTTGTTCTTTTAAATGTTCTTTAATTTTTTCTAAACCAATAATTTCTAATAAATTACCAACATTCATATCATATAAAACTGAATTTTCAAATCTTTTTCTAAATTCTTTTAAAATCTCTACATCTGTCATGCAATCCTCACTTCCATATTTGTACCATCATATCTTTTAAGCATATCAGTACGCATCATAGCTTTGATTTTGTGAAGCATAATTACTTCTTTATTGAATACTTTTGGACTTCCTTCAGCACATCTAAAATAAAATTTACGGATATTTTTTGGGTGCTTTCTTAGTACTCTAGCATATAATTGATTAGAAATATCAACATCGCTACTGCATCTCATGTCAAAAAGGCCCGTAATATTGCCATCTGAAAACCCTAGAATACCACGTTGAATTACAATTAAAGTATCATAATCACCATTTTTGAAATCTTTAACCATTTCGCTTTTCCGATCATTTTTACAATTAGAAACGGCTACTTTTCTACCAATTGATTTTAAGTAATCGGCTATGACATTGGCTTCAGAAATTCTTTTGCAAGCTATCATAAGTTTTGACAAATCAAAACCTTTTCTTTTAGCTTGTTTATACATTTGATCAATTACATTTTTAATTTGTTTTTTGGATTTTACCTCTACCACATCCATATCAACTGTAGCAAAAACATTTTTTTTAATAAGTTGTTCGCCAGAAATATATGTAAACTCATATTTTTTACCAAAATTTTTAAGTCTATTGAATTCAGATGGAGAGCCGGTCATCAACAATTGATGTTTAGGCTTTAATTTTTTAACAATATTTTGAACCATTTTTTTTAGGTAAAATTCATGGCATTCATCAACAATAAGTAAATCAACAAAATTATATGGGTATTTTTTGATAGCTTGCGGTAGACCAATCTGTACTTGGACATCTTGGCCAAACTCACCAAAAGTATAGCTGACCTCAACATGGGGGTTTTGTAAACTTTCAATATATTGATTTTTAAGTAGGTTTTGCCCGTGAGTTAGGACTAAAACTTTAGCGTTTGGATGTTGTTTAAGATATTTTGATATCACAATATGTGATATCGTGGTTTTACCAGAACCCGGCGAGGCAGCTAGAACTGCTGCTTCGACACCGGTTTTTTGGCAATCTGCCAGAAGTTTGTTTGCTGAATATGTTTGATAGCCATAATCACTCATGTACATATGGTATCATGCATTGCACATTAAGTCAAGAAAAAGTTATGCTTGCCCAATCACATCTTCTTCATCGGTTTCTTCAGAACCATCTTCATCAATTTCTTGATCTTCATCATCCCATTTTTTAAGAATTTTATTTATTTTCTTGCTTTTTTTATCTTTTTCTTCATCTTTTTGTAGAGAATTGTTTGCGCTATATTGGTGCAATTTTTTAAGTATGCTAGTAAAATCAAATTCTTTTTCATTTTTAGCAACTAAACCTTCAAGCTCATCAATGCTTTCACCAAGAGCATCGCCTTCAGCCATTTCCTCTGGCGGCATCTCTTCTGGTGGAAGCTCTTCTTCCATCGCAGCCTCTTCAGGTGGCATTTCTTCTGGTGGAAGTTCTTCACCCGGCATACCACCCATAGCTGCTTGTTCTGCTGCCATTTGAGCTTCTTGAAGTTGCTGTTGTAACATTTGCATTTCGGACTCTCTTTGCCCTTCTTGCATTCCAAGTCTAAAAGCAACATCTACAGCGTTCATATATTTAGAACGTAATTCAAAATATTTTTGTTTCCAATCGGTTTTTGCGGCCATTTTTTATATCTCCTATTCCATATCTTCATCTAACATATCTTGTTGAAGCATTTTTAACATCTCAACAGCATCAGGCCTGTACGCAAAATATGCCTGAACAGCTTGAGGGTTTAATTGCATCATCATTTCAATTTGCTGAAACCAAAAACCATCTCTTCTATATTTAAGTATTGGATCGACCATATAAGCAGGGTCAATTTTATGTCCCATATAATTAGAAGTTTCAAGATATTTATCTACAACTACCTGATATCTTTCATTAAAATCAACTTTACCAGCTAAATGTTTTCCAACACTTTTTTTGTCAACATACTCAAGAATTTCATCCATATTCATGTGAATAGGCGCATCTTGCTGCAATCTCAATGCCTCATCCTGCCTAGTGTCAGCGTCAAGGCCAGAAAGAGTTATAGTGCAAATTTGAGCTAGTTCTGGATCAATAAGTGGGAATAGTTTTTCATTAATAAAGTCTTGAAACTTTAAAATTAATGGTCTAATACCAGTATCACGGGCCGCAGTAAGTTTATATTCATTATTTGCTTCTGATAGAGATTGTTGATTAGTACCTTTTGAAAGATGACCATAACCCGGTAGTTCATCAGGAGACATACCAAAAGCAGATAAGATATTTCTAGCAACAGAATCGTAAAGAAATTGAAATTCGCCATCTTTCTTTTGTTGATTCATTGGAACCCATTGCACATTATCCTCAGAAGATACACGAAAAATAGGTGTTCTAAACGAATTACCAACACTGTTAATTGACGCATTAAACTGTTGTTTAATACCTTCAATAGTGGCGTGGTCAATTTCATCGGATTGAACCACAAGAATACCTTTTGTAGCTCTACCATTTGCAAAATAAAGCCTGTTATAGGTTTCAATTGAAATATGTGTTGTAACAGCTTGCATGATAGTATCAAGCGGTGTTACCGGATATCCGTTATGCTCAATATCGGTTGAAGGATACAGGTTGCAAACAAACATTTCTTCTTGAGTAAAAGCTTGCCTTGGAGTACCTTCTAAAACCTGTATCCAAGAATAACTTCCAGCAAGAGCTGATTCAGGGTCAATTTTGTGACCGGTCATTTCCTCAAGAAGTTTAATAGATGAACGCCTTACATCATCAGCATACTCACCTTGCTTAACTGCTTTATAAATTGTACCAGCATCAACCGGCCTAAATCTATGAAAAAATTTATTTCCAAAATCATCTTCTTCATATATTGCTTCTGTACAAAACCTGCCAAAAGATAATCCATTTATAGTTTGAACATAAAACCATTCTGAAATTGACATTTTATCTTCTGAAGAAACACCTTCATTACTTCCACAGTTCATTAAAATATTTAATACACGATTAATTCTTTCGTGAATTTTAATTCTTTGATCTGGTTTTAGAATTTGTTCGTAATCTTGTTTTATATTACACTCAACACCAATGTCAAACCTATCTTTTCTTACACGCCCAAACATAGACATTGTATTACCTCTAGCTCTTAAAATAGAAGCTATAAGATGGTCTTCTTGTCTAATTCTTTTAATAGTCCAATCTGGAAGTAGGCGTTTTTTATTTTTAAAAAGACCAAAATAATTGTCTTTAGTTACCGGGTCTTCGGTAAACGCAATTCTAGGCACACTAGTTTTATTTACTTTTTTTAGCGAGCCTGATGAGAACCCAACTAAATCAGAAAGTGATTTTTCTGAGCTAAAATTTGTATCATAAGATTTTTGAAGTTGTTCATTAATTTCATTTGATAAAGCAAATAAAGTTTTCTTTTTGGGTGTAGAATCCCGATTTTTTGCGATACGTTTTGCAAGTTTTTCTAAATCTTCTTTGTTATCAAACATAATTTACTCTACTATTTCCCTGCAATAAAATAAACATTTACAGGATCATCATTTTTATTTATAATTATAACATCGTTTATTTGGGTGGTTTTTAGAAAAAAACCATTTTTCATTACTCCATTAATTAAAAATGGATTAATTGTAGTTTGCACAATACCATTAATTGCAACATCGCATTTTTTATCTGCTTCAATATAAACAAATTTAAAAAAATCTATATTGCTTTCTTCTGATGGAATAAAAAGCCCTGAATTTAAAAAATCTACAGAATCAGAAGAAGCTGAATTTATGTAATTATAAGAAAAATTTATAATATCACCGTGCTCAAGGCTTTCAACACCGCCTTGAGCCAAAGAGTTTTTCCAAGTAATTTTTGTTCTATTATCTTCTACTTGAACATCAAAATCTTGCCCTGCAAAAGCCATTAATCTTCCAATGGACAACATTAAAGTATTTGGCACTATTTTTTTTGGTATATAAATATAATCAAGATCATCGTTAGTGGTTAAAGTCAGCGTTTCTTGAGCAGGAATTGGGGTCGCAGGATATTCGGCACTGTTTTGAAATCCGCTAACTAAAGAAGAGGACAGCAAAAGTCTTCTAGAGTTAGCTTTTATTGTTGCTTCTTGTATTAATTCATCATCTAAATTTACCCCAATATATTGAAGGTTTCTATTAAAAGTTGTGTTGGCGGTGTTTGTATTTTCACCATCATA